CATAGAAATTTGATAATTAGTATTTGCATCAAAAGGAGGATTGTTTATTTTAACTAAATCACCTACTGCAAAGTCTCCGTCATTGGTTCCTATACCATTATTACTTCCTTGGAAATTGGTTCCGTCACCCGTAACTGTTGTGCTTGCATTTGAGAATGTTACTGTACCTGTTTGTACTGTTGACGCTGGTGCATCATTAAATTCAAATGTATACTCAACTACGTCACCTCTGTTTTCTGATGAGCTAATTTTATCTTTGTTATCTACTATCTGTAATTGTGACCATACACCATCATCAAATCCTATCTCATCTGCTTGGTTAATAGCTTTTGCATAAACTTTAATATCCGTTCCTGATGGCTTGTAAGCATTTACAAATACTTTTAGGTCTTCAGCATCAAGTCCTTCTCCTAATGTTATCTGTCTTGAAACATATTTTGCTGCAGCAGATCCTTGACCAGTTAAGTGTTCGTTAGTTGTGTCATTGTTAATAACATTTTCATATACTAATAATGATTGTGATTGCATATCAACAAATGGTGATGCATATAAATTATCTGAACTAAATATATGTTTGACTCTTAATGATTTAGCACCACTATGATTTACTATTTCATTTGATTTACTTGCAATCTTAATTGCTTGAGCAGGGAAGTTTCTATCATTAGTTCTTATTCTCTTATAACTTGTTAAATCACTATTAGCAGAGTGCATGCCTCTTATCTTGGTAGTTATAGATGTTCTATTAGGAACATTATTATAGAATCTTGGTTCGTGATATGTTATATTTGTATCTTCTATACTATCAATAGTAGCAGTAGCTCCACTATCACAACCTATTAATGTATTACCTGAACCATTTGCAAACACTTTACCTGATTCTGCTGAACTTTCTGTTACCATAACTGTACCAGTATTAGATTCTAATTGTGAGAATCTTCCTGTTGGTACAACTAATATTGATCCAGCATCAGCTGTTGTCTCAGAAATGTTTGGTGATCCTTTAACAGTGATTTTTGCTGCCGCTACAGCTTTTACTTCAACTACATCATGATGGCTGTTAGCATTTTTGACTACTATCATATCTCCGACAGTTACACCTATAGTTGATAAATCTAAACCAGTACCTGCAACTATTTGACTATTTCCTGTTCCAAAAGTAACATTAGCTTTTGTCTGAGCAGTAGTTGCACTCTGGAACACTTCTTCACCTGGTACAAAGTTACCTGATTGATCTGTTTTCTTAACTGTACCTTTTGTAATATTAGATACTTTTAAGAATTCTATATCTTCATTTTCTAATTCAACATGAGCATCTTGTGAATTAAAATGACATGCATATAATGTAAACTTAGCATCTTCATCTAAGTATGGTGTCCAAGTTCTATCATTACTTGATAAGAACATGGATCCTGAACCCCAGTCTTGGTTAATTGCTTCGCCTGATGCTCCGCCCTCTAGTATTGCTTTCTGACCTGCTTTAGCTGTCCACAATTTTGTTTCTGGGTTGTTAGCCATTGGCTTAACAACAAATGCATATTCTTTATTTGTTTCTACAGCAATTGGAGATTTAAAAATAATCTCTGTTTTAGCACTACCGTCAGCAGATACATTTATATCTTTAGCTTTAATTGCAATTTTACCAAATGGTAATATCTTATCAGATGGTAGACCATTCTTAACTTCTCTTATTTCTACAAAGCATCCTAAACTTGGATTCTTACCTGCAAAGTATAAATCAACTTTTTTAAGGTAACCCATTGGAGAGCCGTTAAACATAGTTTCTTGTAATAAGAATGATTGAGCTAATGGGTCAACAAATCTTGCACAGAAGAATTCTTTTTCTGTTAATCCAGTTCTATGTCGTCTTGTGTGTGAGTTAATACCTCTATCGGCTAAATCTTCTAAGTATGCTTCTGGACATTCTCTACAAGGACGTAATCTTCCTGCCTGTCTTCTTCCACCAGTATCACGATCGTCACCATCTGTATCACCAGGTTCAAAAAATCTTTCATCTGGTGGTTCAATATCATCACATGGAGGCAGTCTATCATCTACATCGCCATCTCCAGGATTAGTATTTCCTACGACACCATCGTCATCTGGTGGTAGTGTTACAACATCTTCGAAAGTAGTGTTGCTTGTTGAACTAAATGTTGATGATCCAAGTAGTTCATTTGAAAAAATTGGTTCTCTTGTATTTTGTACTACATCACCTTTTTCTATTGCAAAGTTAAAACAATTTAGTTTACCTGTAGCTACAGATACAGTATCTTTTATTTGTGATAGTTTATCAACATCTACTAATGTAAACTTTCTTTCACCTGCAAAGAATGTTCTAGCTGGTATTTGGAATATTCCAGCTAATCCACCTGAGCTGTTAGCTGTTAGTGGATCACCAAATAAACCATTTCTTACAATCATTTTTCCAGCTCTAACTGATGACAATGCTCTTAATTCAGCTATATCAGGTGTTTCTAGATTTTCAACTATACCAGGAGCGGTATCAGCGCTAACCGGTACGTCATCAAAGAAAGGATAATGTCTTAAGTTTGGTCTTAATCCTAATGCAATAAATCTGACTGGTACACTTGGCATGTAAGGTTGGAATGCAATATTACTTACAAACTCTCCAACTACTTTAGTTGTATTTGTATCTTCAACTTTTAAACCTGTTGTAGTTTCTTTTATTGTTTGTGTTGTTACTGTTTCATATGTATCGGTTCTAGTTTCACCTCCTGGGTTGATTACTGAACCAATTAAGTTTGTAGTTGTTTCTTCATCTATAACTTCTTGAGAAGTAGATTGTATTGGTATTATTTTATTTAATTCTTCTAATAGTGCCATTGTTCCATGAGCAACGTCTACATCAATTTGTATTTGTTGTTCTGGATTATGCGTTACATCTGTATCACTTATGTAGTCAGGAAATAGTTGTAGATCACCATTATATTGCCAATAAGCTGAAGTACATCTTCTATTTTGTGTTGCGTTTGGTTGTTCAATAATCTTTCTTAATGTGTGATTAGTTATATGAACATCTCCATATTGTATTTGATTTGATCCAGCTCTAAATTTCATAGGAATGTTATACTGTTCAAATCTTGGAGTTAAAAGTTTTCTAGCAACATCAAAGCCAGCTTTGAATTCTGTGTTTAATGGATTACCTGTTGTAGGACTTGCAAAGTTATCAACTAAAAATCCATTTTTGAATCTATTGATTGTAGCATTTGCTCTACTTGGTATCACTTGATCAGCTGTTTGCTTTTCTAAGAAGTTTAATGAAGTATAGTATTCTAAATTGTTTACTCTTTTATCAATCTTTTTGATATCACGCATTGTGTATCTTTTTAATTGAGTTGCTTTTATTGTTACACCTAAGTCTGGTCTTTTAAATGCTGCAGCTGATATAACATCTAACGAAGGGTACACTGGTACATCTATTGTAGCTAGCTGCATAGCGTTTATAGGTTTATGAGGTAATTCTGGTGATGTGCTTGGTATACCTTTTACAATATGCAAGTGTCCATCCTCAATAACTAGTCTATCTTTTCTTGGTAAGTAGTATTGAATATCTGATGTCCATAATTGATTTGGTGAAGATATCTTTTGACTAGATGAAATGCTTTCTGTATTAGATGGGTTAAATGTAGCTGTAGATCCAAACGCGCCTTCTTTGGTTGCAGTGTTTGCTACATATGGTCTAAAGTCTATACAGTCTCTTAAGTTAAATTGTCTTCCTGATAATTTAGATGTAAATATTGGAATAGTAGCTGTTGCTATTTTTGTAGCTGAAGGTGTTTCAGCAGTAGCTCCAGTTGTTTCTATAAGAGGTTTATATGAATTAAATGACGCATATCCAGAACCAGATCCTATATCAAAGTGTCTAAATTTAACAGCTAGTGTGTCATGTGTTCCTATTGTTAATGTACTTCCTGACCTTTGTTTTAAACTTGATAGCCCATACTTAGCACCTTGTTGACCATTATCTAATTTGAATTCTTTTGTTACATCAACCATCTGGCCATTTGAAATAGCTGTGGCTACATCTGCTAATACAACATTAGCTGTATGTCTGTGAACTGAAACTAACTTATGTCCATCTGGAATACCTAGACACCATGGACCAGAAGTTGTAGTTGCATTGTTTGTAGCATATATTACTACATCAGATGTTTTATAATTTTTTACTATACCTGCGGAACTTGTTTCTTTTCTATTATGCATTAAGGTAAAGTTCATCGTTCCTGCTAAACCTCTTCCCAAATCAATGTTTAATGTTTGACCGTTTGATTCTACATTTGCAGATGCAGTTGTTCTATTTTTAAGAGATATGACTTTTCCTTCAGGATATGTTATTTTTAGAGAATTACAAGTACCTAATCCTACATTTCTATCAACTGTTAACTTAGCGTTTGATTTTTTTAGAACTTGGAAGATACCTGATCCACCACTACTATTAGCTACAGTAACATAATCGCCCTCAACAATATCTGAAGTATCAACATTTGAAAGAACTGGACTTGCTGCTGATGTAAAACTATTATCAAGATTATCAGCTGCAAGTTGAGTTTCATTTGATACCATTATCAATTCATTTTCTTGTGAATCGCTTAAAGTTATATCTGATTTTCCAAAGTTAAAATTTTCAGATCCAATCAATTGTAGTTCAGCTTTACCAGTTGCTGCAAACTGTGCAATCGCATTAACAGCTTCATAAACAAAGCTAGCTGGTTCGGTAATTTCTTTAATACCAACTTGACCCACTGGAAATATTAGGTCTTTTTGATTTGGGCCATTATCTAATATTCTTGCTTTTCCGCCTTTTAACACTAAGTCTGCTATACCTCTTCGAGTTGCGGTTTGATTACCTGTATCAATACTTCCTAAGTTTACTTGAGATAAACGTCCAGTATACTCATTAGCTGAATAGTGGAATATAGATTTTGCATGTTTTTCAAAAGACTTACCAGTATTCATAGATATATCATATAGATATAAATTATATTTTGAAGTTCTTAAATTAGGATCACTGCTTACAGTTTCTATTGCTCTTACTCTAGCAAGACCAACTACATTACTAATTGTGCTGCCTGTTTGTAATGTTGTATTAGATGTTGTAAATTTTACATTAGTATTTGAACTTAGTGATTCTGAATCATTTTGATTAGTAATAGAGTTCATAGCAGTGCCCATAATAAGCACTCTGTCATTATTTTCTATACCAAACTCACCAATCATTTCATCTATTTCAACATAGTTTCCATAGTTAATTGATACTTCTTGATTCTTAGATGTTTCAGTTGTTGTAGCCTTAGGTAAGTTTATTCTACTAGTGTTTACTAATTCAAATCTTTTACCTTTGTTGTATCCTATTCCTGCTCCAACTCCAATCGTTACCATATCACTGTTAGAAAAGTTTCTTTCTGATCCAAGTGATAAAGGTTGTACAACATAGTCACCACTTGTTTCAAACAATCTTCTTTCTAAAACTTCTCCAAGTCCAGACAATGCTGCTTGTGAATTTAGCTTTATTGGCATTCCATGTTGGAACTCAACTAATCTTAAGAAGTTGTTTGATGAGATACCATTAGCAATAGTGTTAACTGTTAATGTAGGTACTAATTTTAATCTATCTGCTCCAGGTGCATTTTCATTAGCGAATCCTGATGCATTGTCTAATAGACTTGTATCGACACTACTATTAACAAAGGACTCTTCTGTTGTAACACCAACTGCAAGTTCGTTAGGTTTATTTGTATATTTTGATACAATAATAGATTGTTCAGCAAAACGTTGGAAAGTTCCTTTTTGGAAAATGACGCCATCTTGTACATTCATTTGGAACGCTTTACCTGTTACTAGTAGTTCTGTGTTTGATGTATCAGTCTCAAAATCACTATCTGCAACTGTTACGAGTCCTATTTTGTTTAAAGTAACTGAAGTTGTTATTGAACCATTTGATAGAGCATTTGCAAAATCAAATGTAGAATTTGAAGTAGAGTTCCCTTGAGTGATTACTCCACCATTAGCAGCTACAATAGTTGGACTTGGTAAATCATCAGCAGTAAATCCAGTACCATTAGCATTTACTTTTACTGAGGAAAATATATTGGTGTTATCAGTAGTTACTACGTTACCAGAGAATCCAGATCCAGATAAGTTTGTTGTTACTGAAATCGTGTCGTTGTTATTAACAAATACATCACTAGGTATACCTGTAAATGTAACACTTTCAACACCTGATGATGCTGCAATAACTTTTAGTTCTTCACCTTTTAAGAAGGTTGTGTTTGAACTTACTCCATTACCTGTATTGAGATAGTTAAAGAATAGTGTGTTTAGGTCTGGGTTTTGTGTTTCTAAACCACTCGCTGTAGTTACAACTCTAGCAACCAAGTTCTGACTACTTACTAAGTAATCTCCTTCACCAAAAAGATTAACATTTACATCTAGTCCGGTAGAATCTTTATCTAATATTTTAGCGTACTCAATATCTCTATTGTATGTAAAAGTACAGCCCTTAACTATTGATCCTTCTTTAAATGTAAATTGACCAAACTTTTCTACTTGGTTTTGTAATATTGTTTGTAGTGTTGTAAGTTCTCTAGCCTGCAAAGGTACTGCTGGCTTAAATAAGACTCTATGAAAATCTTTGGTTTCATCAAAGTCATCAAAGTACGGATTTACATTTAAGTCTGTTTCTATTCCCATTTGTTCCTCTAAAACTCAATCATTAATTTTATTCTTTCTGTTTGATCATCGTCTCTAGTAATTGCATTTATATTTTCTATGTAAATTATTTCACCAGTATGTGGTACTATATCTGGTCCAGCTTTTCCTGTTACGTGACCGCTTGCTTTACTATCAGCTCCATCAAATTCATTACCATCTGTTTCACCAGTATCTCTTGTACCCCAATTACCTTTTACGTTGGTAAGTGATAAAACATTAGCTGTTGCAGTAGTATTTATAGTATGTACTCTACCTGTCGCACCAGTTTCAGGTTGATTTACAACTTCATCAACTTGAAAATCTGCTTCACTAGTAGAAACTTGCAATCCAGTCAGTCTTAATCTTTGATCAAACTGTGTAAAACTAGAACTTCCTCTTTCATTTGTTTGAAAATCTGATATGGTTGATACTGTTAATGATGTGCCACCTTTAATGTTATGTGTTGTATTTGCATCTGTAGTTGTTACAAATTGACCATATACATTTGATAAATTTATTGTACCTGCACCTCTTGATGTTACTACACCAAATGCTCCAGAAGTATTTTGTGTAACAACTTCTTCATCTTGGAAAGCAGTACCTGTTGCTGTTGCTCCACCTGATGTAGTTGTATTAGCTAATGTTATTACTACGTTACTGAATAATGGATCTTTTAAGATTCCTATTTGTCTAAAGTCATTGGTTGCAGGTATTTGTCCGCCTTGTCTATTAGCAAAATCTACTGAAATACCAACTGTATCTGAATACAATTCATTTATTGGATCTGAGCCATGGCCTCCTTTTGGACCTATAATAACAGTTACATTAGCAGTGTCAGCTCTTGTATTTGCTAACCCATCGCTTTCTATAACTACAATACCAGTATTACCTACAACTGTAGCATTAGCATGAGTATAACCGCTTCCTCTTTTAGTTACTTCAATAGTATCAACTGCACCTATTGCAGTGTTAACAATTGCACGAGCCTCTGCTCCTGCTCCGTCTCCTGTAATCGTTACAGTAGGAGATATTTCAAATCTTGATGTACTATCAATAATCATTCCTGAACTATTTGAAAATCCTGTACTGTTAGCTAGTAGCACTCTTCTTGCTGATCCAGTTACTATATAATCTTCTATTTGTGAAGCTGCACCAGCACCAGGACCTGATGCTATGTAAAATGTTGATCCTTTATAAAACTGATTGTTAGATGATACAGAAGAAGTGTCTGATACTCTATCTGATATTATAGCAGTAGCATTACTTGTACTACCTCTTACAATAACATTACTTTTGTTAATGAAAAAGTTTCCAGATATATCTACTGTTCTTAAATGAGTTGTGTTTGACTCAACGACTACTGCGGTTGCTACTACGTTAGTAAATGGTCGAGCTGATGCATCGTATCCTGCTCTGCTTGTTGTTGATGGTTGATTGTTACTGTCTAATAAATCTCCATTTGCAAATTTACCTGCTAGCTCAATAGGCTCCGCACTTGCAAAAGTTCCTGATACTGTAGAGTTTGATGTAATGGTAAGATTAGCACTTACTAATGATTCAATCTCAATCATTCTAGGTTCGCCACCTATATTAGTAGCTTTAATAACTCCATTAGCTACACTGTTATATCTAACACCACCATCATTTACAGTTACAAAATCAATAGCTCCTGATACTGCATTACCTGATACATTTGCATGATCTACTATTGGAAACTTTTTAGCTGTACTAAATTTATTATATGTTGCTAATGGAACCTCGTACATTAGTTTCCATTGATACTTGTCTGCTGTTGTAATGTATATTTCATCATCTGGTGAAGTTTGTGATGCTGATGGTGGTTCTGTTGATGGAGCTCCTTTATTATTTCCTAGACACTTAAATACACTAAAGTCTCCATTAGCCTCTTCAACATGTGCAAAGAATTGTTTGTTTTTTAAATCTCCATCTCTGTGATCATATTGAGCATATACTGTTCCTGATGTCCATGCATTATTTGCAATCATGTGTTTTATATCACTATCAGTTACATGCTTACCATATATCATATCTCTGTATGGTTCGTAAAAAGTTCCTTCTGGTGAATTGTTTTGCGTTGGAGTTATTCCTCCATCAAAGTCTATATGCTTTCCTATAAAAACATAATATATACTATTTGCACTTTCAGTTATAGATTCCACAAACTGCTTTGCATTGTGAGAGTTAAAATTTGATGTTACTAATTTTCCCATTATGTTTTTACCGTTGACAATATTGCACCCGAATTACTATTTATAGTTTGTATCTCATTATTAGATACTGTAATTGCAACATTAGCATTACTTTCTTTAAAGAGTCTACCAAACAGTCTTGTTCCTGCTATATGAGTGGAATCTAATAGTATATCTCTATATTTATTTAAAGACAACGCAGATTCAATAACATATGAGTGAGTTTGGTAAAAATCATTGTCATGTATAAATTTTGTGTTTAAAAATGATTCTTTTGAAGCCCAGAAACCTTCTCCAACACCAGTAGTAGTTACATTAGCTAAACCACTTACTATAATTTGTTGTGCTGTATTAGTTGATTGAAGTGTTAGATTAGCATTATGTTGATAACCAATACCACTATTAATAACCTCTACATCTGTTACAATACCATTAGCAGCTCTAGCATCAGCATTTATTACAGCATTATCACCTATAGGTCTTGTAGCTAGGTCCTCATATATAGAATCTATAGTTCCACCTGCTCCTGATGCAGCACCTGAAATAGTACCAGAATCATTAAAGCCAACACTAAATGAAAGTCTTCTTATACCAACATCACCTGTTCCATCTTCATTATTGTTAAACTTATAAACTTGTCCTTTTGCAATAGCAGATTCATCTACAGTTCCTAGAGATGTAATAGTTGCAGCTATTGCTGTAATTGAATTAATTTGTGCTCCAGGCTCAACAAAAGTAATAGCACCGCTGTCTACAGTTGTTGAGAAAGGAGTTGTACATGAAGTACTGAATGATACTGTTCCATTAACATCTGTTTTTACTCTTAAATCTTTAAGTACTACTGCAGTCGAGTTTCCAGAAGATATTGTTCCTAGTGTTGTTATAGTTGTGTTTGAATTACTACCATCTCCTATTTGTTGTGTTTGAATTACAGTTGTACCAGCTAAGTCATTGATTACTTTATTATTTGCTGATGTACCGTCTAATGGGCCACCAGTTATAGCAAATCCTCCAGAAGCAGTAGCTACTTGTGAAGTAACTGATACTGTTTGATTTATAGTTTCTCCTATAACAAAGTCTATTACTATACCTGAATTATTAGCCATATCTGATAAGTTTAATACTAAATCTCTTCTATCAAACTTAGCTATACTTGGAGTATATACTGATACAAAAGGATCAAAGTTATAATTATTACCTGGGTTTATACTTGATAAAGATGATATTGTTCCTACATTTCCACTTAGTTTACTTAAAACTGTATCTAAAATATTGTTAAAGTCTCCGTCTTTACTTTTTGGAAATCCATATCCAAAGTTAAATATTGGAGTTACGTTTGCCTCTGTTCCTCCACCATTGTCTGGTAATGTTGGTGCTGAGTTAGAAAAGAATCCTGATCCTTGATTAGTTACTTGTAAACCTGTAATAGCATTGGATCCATCTACGGCCGTAACTTTAGCTGTCGCGTTTGTAGTTGGTAAGCCGCCACCAGCTCCTCCAGCTGAAAAGGTTATTATTTGATTAACGTCATATCCAGTTCCACCAGATTCTATTTCTACATCTTGTAAAAAACCAACTCCACTATTACCTCCATCAATTACACAATCAAGATAAGCAACATTAGCTACATTGTTTTCTCCAACAAAGTCTGTATAAATTGTAATGCTGTCTTCATTTTCTAATGTACCTATACTAAAGTCTGCTCCTGTACCTGTTCCTACTGCTGTAACATTTGCAACCGTATTTGTAGTACGACCTCTTATTACTGCTGCAGCATTATTATGAAATGCTCCTATGTTTCCATTAGAGAAACGAGTAGTTTTAAATCCTACATTAGTAGTATTGCTTCCTATAACTGTTGCAGTTACAGATAGATTAGCAGTATCAAATATAGATGCAGTAGAAGTACCGTTTCCTAATAACCTTACCGATGCAGCTCCTGTTTGAGTAGCTGGACTAGATATTGTTGCTATTGCATTTGTTCTTCTTCCTTTTACTTTTTTACCATTATTGAATTCACCGACTACATCACTTAAATTCAATGATGATGCTGATACTGTAGATACCTGACCATTAGCTCCTGAGTTAGTAATGTTAATACCAGTAACATTAGCAGTACTATTATTTGCTGTTGATGAAACTACTACAATATTATCATTACTTGTAAATGTACCAAATGATCCACTTAATGTCATGACAGAACTGTTTGATGTTAACAATAAACCATTTGCTCCACTTTCATCACCTTTTACTATAACTCCTGATCCATCAGCTCCAAAACTTCCTGTTACGCCTGTAACTTCCAAAGTTACTTCGTTTTCTTCATCTATCTTTTCATTGAGTTCAAAACCATGTCCAGCACTAGCTAATGTTATTGGTAATGTTATTTGATTTGCAAATGATCCAGACACCAAAGCAACTGTAATCTTATTAGTACCTGTTCCAATATTTGTGTTTATAATATATCCATTAGCTACTACTGTTCCTCCTGATGTAAGTCCTTGTACTGTAGGAGCCTTTTGTGGATTGGTGTCTGCATTAGAAGCTGTGTCTGTCCAGTGTGGACTATCTGTATTAGGAGTTAAATACTTTAATATATCATTGTTAAAGTCTGTTGCACTTGTTACATTAACAGATTCTACTTCTTGTTCTACTGTCTCAAAGTTTAAGAATTCAGCATTAGCTACTCTTAATGACCATAAATTATCGTCTAATGTTACCTGTGTTACGTTAGCGTTACCATTAGTAGAGTTTGCTATCTTGTCATTAGTTGTGATTAAACCAAACATATTGTTTACAATAATGTGAGTATTCGGAGCATCACCTGCTGCATTGGTTGCATTACCTATGGCTGAAATTACTCCATTAGCATCTGATGTGTCAACTGTTATACTATCACCTACAGCAAATAATGGGCGTGCATTAGCATCTAATATAATATGAACATTGCTAACGGATTGTGCTGAACTAACTAAATTGTTTACTTGTAGGTTTTGATCGTTGACATCAGTGAATGTAACATTGGCATCTTTTGAAAAACCGAATCCACCATTTGCTAATTCAAAGTCAACTAGTCCAGTTGCATCAGCAATTGCAGTAACTCTTGCTTGACCTAGCTTACCTGAAGCAGAAACTACATCAAAAATATCACCAACTTTATTATCACTTCCTCCAAGTGTAATATTGATATCTGATAACGAACCAGTAACTACTGGCATACCATCAGTTGATCCATCTGATGACTTAGCTATTATTTCACCTCTTAAGAAATTACCTCTTAAGTTAGAAAGATTCAATACATGAACTTTTACTCTATTTAATAATCTGGTACTTATTGTTTCTACAAAAGCCTTAGCTCCACTAGCGCTTCCAACTATTTCAATACCTTTAAGACCAACAAGTTTATCTATATCTTCTGCATACACTTCAAGATATCTTGGTAATTTAAAATTAGATGTAGAAGGTTTTATTACATCTTCATATGGATAGTTTATAGTTATTGCTTCATCAAATATAAGTCTGAATAATAATTGTACTGCTCTAGGTGTACCCTTGGCACGATAGAAGTCCATAATATTTTTAATGGTAAGCCTATCATCTGATTGAATCAATCCTGGTAGTTGAGATAGATATGTTCGTTTGAAGTGTTCTAAAAACTCTGCAGTTGTTTTATCTATGTCTAAGTATTCTAAAAGATTACGTGAAAAATCTAATGTTTGGTTTTCTTGTTCTAAAAATTCATAGTAAGCTCGAAGAAATATTTGAAACATTTCTCCTTCTTCATTATAGAATGCTGGAAACTGTTCTTTGACAAATAAAGAAAGTTTATCCTCTATTTGTCGCATTATACTCTCTCTTGAATTATATTAATAGACGGTGTTTGATTATAACTTAATATAATATTTTTATCTGATTTGACTGTTCTGTTTGCAGGTGTTGCAGTTACACTTATGGCTGCACCCTCAAAAGCAGACACTTTAAAGCTGTTAATATTGACTACACCATCTTCATAATTTACTGTACCAATATTATTTTCAACTACTTCAATTACGCCATTTGCTTGTTTTACAATTTGTAGTGTTCCTAAACCATCATCTCTTAATGTACAACTTGTTAAGTTAGAAAAAGTAAATCCGGTTGATGATATTGGCGCTGTACCGTCTACAAATTGATTTGATGCATTTGGTATCTCTTGCTGAATCTTATTATTAAAGTTTAACACAAAACTATTTGCTGTGTTTAAGTCTGGATTCAAATTTTTCTTTAACAATACGGATGTATCATTGTTAAGTATTGATGCATCTGAATCATCTATACTTCTAGCTAATTGTGAGCTTCTTAATGTACTGTTAAACTTGTTAATGTTTGTGTTGGCAAAACTTTGAATTTGTTCTGTAACTAATGATTTTATATCTGCATCTAATTTTGATGTAGTATTTGGATCATATCTTACATCTGTGTTTATTTGAACAAATAAAAATTCAGGATCTATAACTTTAGGTATAATAGATAAAGGTGATCTAAGTCTTAAAAAGTCCTCAATGTCTTTCTTTCTACTATCTGGTATACCGTCAGCATTTTTTAAATCTACAGATACAATCACTTTTCCAAATTCTGGCGGTGTTGCTTCTTCACCACCAAACACATTTAGTGATTCTATATCATTAAAGTTTTGTAATAATAGTGTTCGATAATCACTTACAGTTACAGTTCTGTCTTGAATAGTTATTGATTTGGGAGCATTTCTTTTTATAGAATCAATACTTTCAGCAACTCCACCACCCTTTGCTGTTGAAGCAACGACTATAGTTGTATTACTATGAGGAATATCATTTGTTCCAATACTAAACGAATTAGCTCCGTTAGGCAACTCGCCAGATGTTTTTCTATAAACTGCTTCTATTACATTTCCATCAGTAAGACTTCTTCCTATAACTCCATCACCAAACTGTATTTCATATTTTTCTTCTTCAGCTGGTACAACAAAATAAACATTTGAAGAGCCATCTAATCCTATAGTAGTTTGTGATTTAGTATAAACTGAGTTAGTGGTGTCTGCTGCAGATGTTAAAACTGTTACAACTAAACTATTAATATCTACTTCTTTGTTTTGTAGAACAAATCTTTGACCAGTGTTTGCAGAAGCAACTGTAAAGTATTCATATACTATATCACCTTCAAATAATTCTAACCCTTCTACAAAATATCTATCATCTTTAATAGGCACTGTTATTCTTTCATTGGTTGTAAAAGTATAGGTGTTTGAATCTACCTGAGTTGTAAAAGCTGTATACTTTGGAATTGTTACTGATGCTAATTGACTGTCGGGAAAAATTTCAAAATTTATTTCTGCTTTTGATGCTGTATGTGAACTAGGTAAATAATTTAAAGACTTAGCATGTGATACTACGCTGTCTCTAAGTTGTGCACTATCAATAAATCCTTCAGCAGCAACCATGTTAAGATAGAAATTTTGCATATAAGTGTTGTATGATAGTATGTCTAACATCACACTCATGTTTGATCCTTCAAAATCATAGTCTTTTAACAAGTCTTGTGAACGTAAATATTGCTTAAGATTGCTCTTAATTTCACTAAAATCTAAATTTGCTACTGATAAACTACTATTTGCCATTACCTTATTCTCTCTATTTCAAGGTCTAAAACTTGTTGATCTTGATTATTTATTAAATTAAATAGAATAGTTATGAACAAATAGTTATTATCTGGTGCTGGACTAATTGCAATATTAATCAATTCGGCTCTAGGTTCATATTTTTCTATTGTTTCTGTTATTATTTGTCTAGCAGTAAGAGTTGTTTGAGGTGTAAAGTTTTCGAATAATAGGTTTCTTATTTTGCAACCTAAGTCTGGTTGCATCAGTCTTTCACCTTTATTAGTAAGTATTAAGTTCTTTATAGACTGCTTTACACTATCAGCGTCTTTCTTTAATGCAATATCACTTGTGGATTTAAGTGCTGCTAAACTGTTATTGAAATCTGTAAATTGAGCCATATCTATATTTATAAGTCTACACTAGGGTTAAGGTTCTGAGGATTGGGCCCAATCCTCATTGGTTTAGGTCTTAGACCTATGAAATAAATTGGTTCTTTAGGTACCATTTGTCCTGCTGGTTGCAATGCAAAAATTTCATCAACTATTTCAGTCCAATATTGAAAATGAGTTTTGTCATGTACTTCTTCTGAGCTAATTCTAGGTAGAGATGGTTCTTCATCTATTAAATTGTTTTCAAATTTTGCTTTGTCTCTTTCATATTCAGCAATTTGCTGTCTTAGAAGATTAAGTAAATTCATGGTATCAACTTTCCAACTTAACTTGGTTGCTTCTAAATTCAGTTCACCTGCCTTCCTAAAATTCTTTGTTCTGTTTCCTGGTAGATCAAATAACTTTCTACCTTTAGCTTCGAATTCTTTAGCTTCTTCTCTTAACCTTTGCATTTCTTTGAAATCTTTAAGAGATTCTTGATTATTAAAAGGATCCTGTGTTTGAAATTTTAAACATTTATCATTAAATTCTTTTTCTATTTCTTGTGCTATGTCTGTGTCAGGATTAAGTATTACATTATTTGATGTTTCTAATTGATCAGATGGAGTAGACTGTTTTTCTGGTTTAGGAGCATCGTTTGTTTCTGATTTTTCTTCAACAGGTTCAGCATCTTCACTAGCTACTTTTGATTCTGTACCTTTTTCAACAAAGGTTCCGTCTGCATCAATTTCTGCTTGAGGAACGTCTTTACATATTCCATCAATAATGGATGCTTTGTCAAATCCAGGTAATGTAACAGAAGGAAATCCGCCCATCAAATCTTTTATAGCTGATAAATCTCCAGCTGCTAAATCAGCAAGAGATCCAATTGTATTTTGTAATTTAGCTTTGTCTTGTAATGCTTTAAACTCTTCACCAAGACTTTTCATCTTTTCTGGATCGACACCAGTCTTAGCTAACATTTCATCTATATTAATATTACTTCCAAAGTTTTCTTTTATATCTTCAAGCTCTTGTAATGCTGCTCCTGGATTATCAAGGTTGTTTATAAAGTTAGTCATTTGTTCTTGTAAACTAGCTTTTGGTTTTGGTATCTCTGGTACAGCAGCTTCTATCTTTTCAAGTATTCCATCTGTCTTTGATTTTAAATTATCTTTTAAACCACTAATACTATCAGCAATACCTGCTGCACCAGTTCCAATAGAACTGTTCTGTATGTCGTCCAAAGCTGAACCTATCTTTGCATCCAGATCTAAAAGTTCTTTTGAAGGTCCGCAATGTTTTCCGCTCATAGTTATGTTCCTGGATTCGGTGCATCAGATGTATTCTTAGCACCTGAGTTATCACCATTTGCCGTATCCATTGATGTTGTTTGGTGAGTATGAGTATGCAATGTAACAGTTGTGTCTGTAATGTTACCAGATACTACATCTATTGATCCATTATTATAATCAATAGTACCTGTAGGTGCTACAATTGTTTGAGTTGCTTCACTTTCTAATTTTTGATTACCTATTGACTTAACTGTCATTGTTTCTTCTGCAGCCATGTTTACATTAGTACCAGCCGCAATGTTAATATTGTTACCAGATAAAGTTGAATAGTTATCAGCAATGATGTGTGTTGCTTTATTTAAGTTTGTTCTTTTATCTTCACCTGTCGTTGTTTTTGTATGAGTGCCCTTTATATTT